CATCTTAATCATTTATCTTATAAATTAAAGCCAATTAAAATTTTAAATTTTCTATATCCTATTGCAGTAACCTTATACAATCAGATTGTGTTCCTTAAATAAGATCACAGATAGGGTGATTCAAATTTAATGAGCCAAGCTGCATTATTGTATTATTAGGTAGTTGATTGTAAAAATCAAAAATAGCTAATTGTGTCTAGATTTTTTTCTATTATGCTTCATTAAAATTACAACCTTTATCTATCATTTCTATAGCTTTTGATGTTGAACTTAACAAATCTTTTTATAAACCCTGCCCTGTGAAATCTATCTCCAGCTGTGAACTAAACTTAGGATTTAAAGGCAATAATCTATTTCCTATATATAAAATGGATAAAACTTCCCAATAATTTTTAGATATGCAAACCTTTTTAGTTGATAGACTATGATTATGCAACCTTGATAAAACCTCTTAAAATTTTATTATTTTTTCATGTATTTCTTCTGTATTTAAATTTTTCTTGTTGTGTATTTTTATACTGCCACCTGCATCATCTGAATGAACTAAAATATTTACTTTTATGTCAACATCACTAGGAACAACAGAAGGTAATAAGTCTATAAATGTTAAAACTTGGCCAGCATGTAAAAGTGATGACAATTAATTTAATATACCTTGGAAAAAGGCTTATTCTGAATAATAATAATGACCGTATTTATCTTTTTTCAACACATCCCTCTCTTTTAGATCATTTATCAAAATTCCCTTACCCTCTTTTTTAGTGTAACTTTAGTATTGCTTAGCCACACCATTGGAAACTTAACATTTTTTATGAGGCCATAAGAGCATTATATATATTAAATAATTGCAAAAATCTTTAGGCAATACATTTGTCATTCCCAAAATCATATGTATTTATTTGTTTGTATTACAGGATGCTGACCATTTGCTATTATCCAAGGTCCATTAGTAAGTATCCCAGTCTCTTTCATTTTGCATTTATAAAGAGTGTATCTTTATTGGTCTTTTGTTACTAGGTATTGATATTAACTCATGTTCTATATGATTGCAAATTTTTCCTAGAAACTTTTCCAATGGTTGTTGCAATATTTTAGTTTGCTATTCCATTACCTATATTTCACGACCTCCAGCCCTTTGATCTTTATCTACAATATGGAAAATTAACTCATGATCTTTGTCAGTCAAATCAGGACTTATATTTAAGAAAGTTATGTCTAAATCTTTAAATTGT